TAAAATCCTTACCATAAATACTTGACCCATTGGAGAGTGACCGATAGTGCTCAATGTACTCATCTGCTGTAAAGTCATGTTCGACGGTGAAAAGGGTCATTCTTATTTTCTTTTTGTTGAACCGGTATATTTTACAAATTGTTTTCGCGTCTCCATCTTCCATAAAATCATTGATATACTCTTTGAATGAACGTTTGTCCATTTTTTTCACGTTCTCTTCATGGTCCTCCACTTCATAAACAATATTTTCCATTGGATTGCAATAATTGTCGGGAAATCTTTATTCTCTTTTAAAAACAATATAAATGCTTTGTGCTATAATTATGTAGAATATAAAACATAAATTAATAAACATGGTATTAACAACAGACAACAACAATTATTCAAATGATTCGAAATACGGAGAATATTTCAAATTATTTCACTATGACCTGAGTCCTTTTCAGAAACACGCGATCCAAGGAATTGTGGATGGGAATCACGTCTTGGTAACTGCGGCGACCGGTTCCGGGAAGACGTTGCCCGCTGAATTTGCAATCCGGCATTTCACAGGTTTGGGGAAACGTGTTATTTATTGTTCGCCCATCAAGGCGCTTTCAAATCAAAAGACATTTGATTTTACACACAAGTATCCGGATATTACCTTTGGTTTATTAACCGGTGATATCAAAACAAACCCGACCGCCCAAGTATTGATAATGACCACTGAGATATTAATGAACCAACTTTTCTCCCAATCTGCAGAGGAGTCGTCACTTTCCTTTTCAATGGATTTAGAAACCGAATTGGGGTGCGTGATTTTTGACGAGTTTCACTATATCAATGATGCGCACCGAGGACACGTTTGGGAACAATCCATTTTAATGCTACCGCAACATGTGCAGATGGTAATGCTTTCAGCAACACTGGATGACCCAGCGAAGTCTGCGCGGTGGATTGAAGGCAGAAACAACAGTGATTCAAAACAAGTTGTCATTTGTTCAACGGATAAGCGTATTGTGCCATTAACCCATTATGTGTATATGAACGGAACGGAAGGGCTTTACAAAAAAATGCGGGACAAAGAAACCGAAACTCAATTTCGCAAATTCGTAGATAAATGCCTGCCGATTCGTTCTGCCGAAGGGGTTTTCAACGAAAATACGTACAGAGAATCCAAAAAAATATTGGATGCACTGGATGGAAATAATATTTACGTAAATCGCAAAACGGTTTTGAATAATTTGGTTGGACATTTGAGAGACCAAGACATGTTGCCTGCCATTTGCTTCGTTTTTTCACGCAAGGCGGTGGAACAATGTGCCGAAGAAATAAAGGGAACCGATGGTTTAGGGGAACGTAGTTCCCCTATGACCCCTCCTTCCCATGAAGGTTCCCCTAAAGGAGGGATCATAAGGGAACCATCGGTTCCCTTATTGTGTGAATCCATCTTGAAACGTCTCCCAAACTGGCGAGAATATTATGAACTGCCCGAATACCAAACACTTGTAAAACTATTGGAGAAAGGAATCGGAATTCATCATTCCGGGATGATTCCAGTGTTGAGAGAAATCGTGGAGTTCATGATTTCCAAGAAATACATCAAGGTTCTTTTTGCGACCGAAAGTTTCGCCATTGGTCTGGACTGCCCCATTAAAACTGCGGTTTTCGTGAATTTGAAAAAACACGACGGTGGAGAATCGCCCAGGTATCTTCTGCCCCACGAATACACGCAAATGGCGGGGCGTGCAGGTCGCCGAGGCATTGACACGGTGGGTCACGTAGTTCATTGTTTGAACCTGTTTGAATTGCCATCGATGGCAACTTATAAAGAAGTTTTGTGCGGGGTTCCGCAAAAGTTGGTCAGCAAGTTTCAGATTTATTATCCGGTGGTTTTAAATTTATTCAAGAATTCACCCACAATATCAATTGAAAACATCGAGGAATTTATTACCAAGTCAATGATGCAGCTGGAAATCAACCATTTGATTTCGGGTTTAACCAAAGAATGGGAAGAAACCCAGGAAAAAATAGAGAAAAAGGAAAAGGGGTTCGCCTATCTAAAAACCAGTCGCGAAACTTTACAAACGTATTCGGAATGCGTATTGAAAATGCAGTATTCCGTGAATAAAAAGAAAAAGGAACTCGACACCACCATTCGCAAAGCGGTTGCAGAGAACCCAAGTTTAGAAAAGGATTACGTTTATTATATTGATTATCTTCGCCTGGAAAACGCATTGGAAGAAACCAAATGCCACCTGAATAAACACAAATTATACGTTTTGGACCGGGTTCAAAAGTTGTTGGACGTATTGGTAGAAGTCGGGGTCATTCAATGGACGGAAGGCAATCAATATACGCTGATTGCGGGGGTAGTTTCAGAAATCAATCCAATTTTGGTTACGTATTTGTGTGCAAAATGGAACGATTTTGAAGAATTTGACCCCGTTGATTTGGTTGCTTTCTTCAGTCTTTTCACAGATGTGCGCGTACATGAAGAGTACCGTGTCTATCCGGGATTCGCCAGTTATTGTGACCAACCGTTTATGAATGATAAAATCAAATCCTTTGAAAAGTTGAGAGATTCTCTCATCGTTACTGAACAATCGCACCAAATTTGTGTGAAAGAATCTGGATTGGATGGGTTTTGTTACGATTTGCTGGATTTCATGTACGATTGGTGCAATTGCAATGATGAGTTTCAATGCAAATCGCTCATTCGGGAGATGGGGTCAAGAGGCATTTCTGTGGGGGATTTTACCAAGGCTGTTTTAAAAATATCCACAATTGCACGCGAACTTATGGGGATGTCGGATAAAGTCGATTTGATGCACAAGTTGTCGAAAATTGATGGGTTAATTCTCAAATATGTGGCAACCAATCAAAGTTTGTATTTGTAAAAAAAAGTCATACGAATATTATTTGTAAAAAAAAATCATACGAATATTATTTGTAAAAAAAAATCATACGAATATTATTTGTAAAAAAAAATCATACGAATATTATTTGTAAAAAAAGTCATACGAATATTATTTATAAAAAAAGTCATACGAATATAAAAAAAAGTCATACAAATGTCATACAAAACCGTTTTGTATCACATTTATTTTGATTTTTCTTTCATATAACTTTTTATAGTATGGGATCATAAGGCGTAAGCTACGCTGAATACGACGAGTTCCCTTATATTTTGATTGGCAATGCATCAATATTCATGACCTTTGCATCCGACAAGCAAACATATTTCTTGAAAACATTTTGTTTTAATTGTTCTGCGGGAACCAAATTATTCACGGTTCGTGCAATCATTTTATACAATTTGAAATCGGGGTATCTTTCTTGTCCATTGGATTTGTAAAGCACACTTTTGTCGTAGTCATCTCTACACCACGAGTTTATCAATATCTGCAATGGAGTTTTTACTTCGTCATCTCTGCATACAAAATCGTAAAGAGAACAACCCAAACGACACAAATCAAAACTGGGATTCGGGTCAATTCGCGGTTTCTTTTCATTAAAGTAGGGTTCGCAATTATACTGAGTCGCCGCATCCCCATTGGGTGCAAAGCTATCACTGCAAAACGTTTTGCCATTGAATTGGTAAATGGATCTTCCAAAATCAATCAGTTTAAATATGCGACCATTTGTGGGAACCTTGTAACAAACATCGTCGATTTTGTAGTACAAAAACTCTTCCTCTGTCTCTACATACATGATATTATTGGTGTGCAAATCGTTGTGGGTAAAATTAAAAACTTTTTGGTAAGTTGCCAAAATCAAAACAATTTGCAGAAGAGCCTCGATGAAAGTATCGTCTTTCAATTTTCTCTGCATAATCAATTCATCAAACGTTCCTTTGCATTTTTCCTGGAAAATAAGCTGGACCGGAAATTCTTTCAAATAACAAAACATCTTTTCATCTTCCTCGAATATTGAATTGTCGGATTCATCGTCTTCTTCATTTGTTGATTTGTCCGATTCAGTTTCCCAATGGCTATCCTCCGACTCGGTGGTGTCGCTGTTTGAATCACTGCTTGAATCACTGCTTGAATCGATCATTGAATTCTTGGGGGCACATTCATATTCCAACAATGGATTTTCATCTTTAACTTCGTCTTTTATCTCTTCGTTTTCAACTTCGTCTTTTATCTCTTCGTCTTTACCAACTTCGTCTTTACCAACTTCGTCTTTACCAACTTCGTCTTTACCAACTTCATTCATCTCTTCCACCTCCAATTCAATTTCTAAATCTTTGATACTCAGCTTCTTCTTATTTGTTCTGGAATTTTCTCCGGAATATTCTCGTAAAATAATCGACGTATCTTCATCGACCGTAAAATGCTTGTTCAAATTATTTGTAAAAAATGAGCATTTTAATAAAAAATCCAAATCATCCACAATATCGTACTTGAACTTTTGTTGCACGGCAAGAGCCGAGCCATAGTACTCTACACCATGCCCCCATTCATATGTTTCTTTCATCATGGATGTTAGATAAGAGAAAAATCCATCAACGTAAGAAGAATTATTTACGTCCAATACTTTAGGCAAACACGTTTCTGCAGTTGAATCAATTTTCGGAAGCGTTTTGAAAACAGATGTTTCTAAATCATACTTGCCCCTCAGATAATTGAGCGGATCCAAAAGTGGAGAGAATTTGATAAAAATGTCTTTTTCCACGATCGCATCTTTGTCATCCACCACCGATTTCAAGTCATAAATCTGATATTTGTGGTTGAGTGCAATCCGATTGTAATTGGTTTCATCCATTTCAAAAAAACGACTGTAAATCGGATTGTAATTTTGGATTTCGCTGATGGATTCTAACATCTCTAAATTATGCTTCTTGGCTTTTTTATAGTAAATATTGAATTTGGTTTCCGATTCCATTTATATTTTACACTAAATATATTTTTAGGTATATTGAACTAATCGTTTTATTAGTCATTTTATTATCTTTATTTTACATATATTATTTAATTTAAAATGACACTTGAATTACGAAAATTTGATATGCGTGCAATCACGTTCGACCCGAAAGAAAATAAGGGACCGGTCATTGTCTTAATTGGTCGTCGTGATACGGGCAAAACCTTTTTGGTTAAAGATTTGCTTTACCACCATCAAGACATTCCGATTGGAACCGTCATTTCCGGGACAGAAGCCGGTAACGGATTTTATGGAAAACTGGTTCCCAAACTTTTCATCCACGAAGAATACAACAGCATTTTGATCGAGAATGTGTTAAGACGTCAAAAAACAGTGATGAAACAGTGCCAATCGGAGATGGAGACTTACAAAAAGTGCTCCATCGACCCGCGTACTTTTGTCATCCTCGATGATTGCTTGTACGACAGCAGCTGGACCAAAGATAAGTTGATGCGGTCCCTGTTCATGAACGGTGAATTGTTTGCCTAAGAGTTATTTCAAAAGAATAGCTAGTGTATTTAGGATATTAGACCCTTTATATGCAACACGTCCAAATTGCGGAGACGTCTTGATTTAGAACCATAAAGTTCTATGAAAGTTTATACTACTAAGCGGCATTAGAAATAGTGTCGTGGTTTATGCTAACTACATAAAGTACAGTAAAAAGGTATAAAATAGAGATAACCCGCAGCAAGTCATCTAAGTCCGTTTCTCTCCGAGATAAAGGTAAGGATATGATGATTGTTCAACGACTAAATGCCCGTGGGGTTGAGTAATCTAACCAATTACGATGATGCCTTAAGATATAGTCTAAACCCACTCGAGAGAGTGCAATGCCCATTCAAAAAGCATTGGTTTAATGATTTCAGAAAGAAATATCTGAATGAAAATGGTATAATTGAGACACTGGAAGGTGATGTTGATCATCACGATGCAATACCCATTGGGCATCCCGCCCAATCTCCGCACCAATATTGATTACGTTTTTATTTTGCGAGAGAATTATTTATCCAATCGTAAGAAGATTTGGGAGAACTATGCGTCGATGTTTCCCACACTGGAATCGTTTTGCACCATTATGGACCAGACCACCGAGAACTACGAGTGCATGGTGATATCCAACAATGCCAAGTCCAACAAGATTAATGACCAAGTATTTTGGTACAAAGCAGAGAATCGCCCCGATTTCAAGTTGGGGTCCAAGGAGTTCTGGGAATTATCGAAGAATTTAGCAGACGATGATGGAGATGAATATGACCCCAATGCGAAGAGAAAGGCAAAAGGGAACAATATTATGGTGAAAAAAACCACAGGCAAATGGTAAGGGGAACTACGGTTGAGGCACCCGAAGGGTGCCGACCGTCGGACGCGAAGCGTCCTTTCCCCTACGACCCCTTCCCTTCTTTAAATATCGCTTCTCCAAATTGAGAAGCGATATTTTAATAAACGTTTCCCTTCCCTTTTATTAAAATAAAACAAAAAAAAGGTGTAAGTATGGGATCATAAGGGAACGACGAGTTCCCTTAGAGAAAGACGGTCTTACCGTAATCCACTTTTTTCCCACATGACAACATGGGTCGTTGCGGATACCCATTGTCTTTCAAAAAGGTCCCCATCTTTGTAACCAAATCCCCCATGAAAGCGGTTTCTTTAATCATTGTCAAGAACGCACACGTCATCGCACCCGACGCCATGACTCGTCCATTGATTTGCGCCACCGTATCCGCACTGGTTTGCTGATCCGTGCAACCACTTATCATATACACATCCCCCGCAGTCTCCGATTGATTTGTATTGTCGGGGTATCCATACGTATATCGCAAGTCCAACATTGTTCCGCTAAAACAACAGTCGAAGAGAGCCACCAATTTTGCACCCGGTTTCAACGTATTTCGGATTAATTTGTTCAGTTCGTCATCCAATATGCATGTATTAAGGGTGGTTGCATCAATCGGCATAATCACTTCATCTTGGCCGTCTGTCTCATCCTTGTTCAGATCCGCCGTCCCCGTTCCGTGACCGCTAAACATAAAAAACGCGGTATCTCCCGATTCCGTATTTGACAACAACGTTTGCAACCCTTTTAATATGTTTTGTTTGGTCGGTTTCTCGGACGTCTCGTCATTTAATAGCGATACATTTGTAAAATTGTATTTCGTTTTGAGCAGCTCTTCCACATTTTTGGTATCATTAATGCATCCATACAACTCGTTGATGCTTCCCGTATAGTTGATTCCAACCAAAAACGCCGTTTGCTTTTTTGTTTTTAGAGAAGCCAGATTGTATTGGGCCGTTAATTTTTTTAATTTTGCATTGGATTCGTTGATTGCGCTATTGATTCGAATTTTTTTCAAGGCGTTAGTGATGCGCATTGAATTGATTTTGCGTATCGTGGCATTCAATTGTGCTTGAAGCAAAGAAACACTTGCGTTGTATGACATTATAGAATATGTATATAAAAGAAATCTCCCTATACCCGATAGTAAATGAGCATATAGTATCCTTTCGCAAAATTCCATGTTAGCATCTTTCCCTCATCTTTCGACCCTTTGAACTGCCACTTGAAATCCGTGTTTATCTTGTCTTTCCAATCCATATAGGTGAGGCGGTGGAAACTCATTCCGTCATAAGCCATTTCTTTCTTTTCGCACGTTAATAAAGAAGAGAAATGGTTTTTCGCAGTGTCTCGGATGATGCAACTATCCAGTGAATATTTTGCATCATTTACCATAAAACTGGTTTCTTTGTTGGTGGTCGGTTTCGCATCACCGAAAAACTCCAAAATAATCACATCGGGTAAAATCGCTTTACTTTTTACTTGTTCGTGCCAATTCTCATCCATATTCTGTAAAAATAACAGTTTCAAATCGCGATTTCCCAAATAATTGATTAAACTTAAATAATAGCGGATGGGGTTTCCGGCTTCATCCACATCGCGAATGTACATTTTGTAATCTTTGGGAACAGAATCGTAAATTTGCTGAATAATCGAATTTGTGTTCAAATCATACGCGAATTTGTTTCCGGTAAGAGATGCGTCAATGGCATAATTTAAAAGTGCAAACCCGTCTTTCAACACCTCGGGTATCGCGTGACCGCCTTTTTGTGTGCCCTCAATCATCATTTGTCGAAAAAAGTGAAAGAATTTGCGACCTTTGTCGGAGACAAACAATGACACGAACATGGTATTGAACCAGCAGTTTGCTAATTCCTGGATGGGCGGAATAATTTTGTTTGGATCCACATGTTTATTTGCCTGGAGATTTTTTAACATGTATTTTTTGGACGCAGGGTCGGCATAATGGTAACACGTCTTTTTACCGGAAGCGTCAGGTACACCAATTTTAAGCGGGGATTTCAATGAAAAAGCGTTTGCATTGTTGCAATTTAAAACCGGATTTCGCGGAATTGTTTTTAAAGAGACCAGTTCTTTGTTGATATCTGGACTATACGAAGCAAAGGTCATTTTATCGATTTTTTTGGGTGTCCGATGAGAGAGAACCAATATATTTTGTTTGTATTTTTTTGTTTTTTTTTGTTTCGTGTTTTTTTTGCGATTTGTTTTTTCTAAACTCATATTATTATATGTATAGATTATTTGAACAAAATTGAACTCTTTTTTATATATTTTACATTTGCAGATTTTAAATAATATTTATTATAACACGATATCATAAGAATAAAATGGACCTAAATCAAAAGTTAATTGATAGCGCCATGTTTTCCAATTTCAAAACATTGGAAGAAATAAAAGAAAAAATAAAAACATTTATGTTGGCCACCACATACAATGAGAATTACGAAGACTGGACCCAACGACTCGAGAATGGCGTAGAAATCCATCACATCCAGGTATTTAAATTCATCATAGAAGTGAATGAAGAAGAAGACCAACCCAATAAAAATTCACTATTTAAAGTATCCATATATACACAAACTCTCGGGATTCGATATGGCGGTTCTTTGTGGAATCAATTCGAATTTTGTCTTGACGCGCTCACCGAATACTTGGACCCCTGTGAAAATGAAGGTGAAAATGAAGGTGAAAATGAAGGTGAAAACGAAGGCGAAGCAGTAATTGGCATTGAAGTATGCAGCGAATGTAACTTCAATACGAAAATAGTCGAATATGACTGGCGTCACGCAGGTGATAAATTGTGTCGGGATTGTATGAACTTGCCTGGTATGGATAAATGTGGAGGAGTTCAGGAGGAACCCGATCAGGAGGAACCCGATCAGGAGGAACCCGATATTCCTTGGTTCAACGAAGGTAAGAACGCGGAGCTTGACGCCAACCTAGAGGCGCTTTACAACGCAGAAACAACAATGATGGAGATGACACTTAGTGAGCCGGACTATGTCAGACCCGATTTTTAAACCGTCGAAGAATTAAACACAACGTGCCAGTTTAATTCTTCTAGGTTCGTGACCGATAACCATTTAACACGGCACACAAAGTGTGCCATTTTAAATTAAGTAAGGCCAAAGCCTTACTTAATCAGTAAATGTCAGGGCCTTTAGCCCTGACATTTTAAATGTTCATTGGTTTAAATTATAATTTTGTGTATTTTGTGTATTTGTATAATTATGTATTTGTATAATTATGTATTTGTATA